TATCTTGGCTGAAGGTGTCTTTGAATAACTTTCTGTTAAAAATTTATTTAAATCAGATGCTGAAACTGAACCTCCTTTCATTATATATCTATCTATTTATTTTTATATTTTTTGCTTTTTATTTTTTTTGTAATATTCTTTATAATATTCTTTTCTATATTCTTTATTTTTTTCGTAATATTTTTTAGCTTGTTCTTTAGCTTGTTCTTTATTTTCTTCGTAATATTCTTTATAATATTCTTTAGCTTGTTCTTTATTTTCTTCGTAATATTCTTTATAATATTCTTTAGCTTGTTCTTTATTTCTATATTCTTTTTGATATTCTTTTTTTTCTTCTACATTAGCAAAAGGTTTAATTAAATTTATACACTTTAGTTTATCATACCATTCTCTCTCCTTTTTTAAAAGTTGCATTCTATTTTCACAATCACATTCTTCTAAAAGATTAATATAATAATCTCCTCGTGAGATTATAGTTTTTGATATACAAGTATTAGATGGTGTTCTGTGTTTAGATAATCGTCTAGGTAAAGTATCAATAGTTGAACCAATATATCTTTCACTTGTAATTCTACAAATAATTTCATATACTTTTCCATTAGAATAGTTTGGCATACTTTATTATACTTTATTATACTCTTAAATAATCTTTAAGTAATTTAATCCAACCAATTTACACCTGATGGTAATCCTATTTTCCAGCAGTAATAAAAACAATCAAAATTACATGCTGATTTATAATTAGTTAATGAAGTATTATCAACTAATTTTTGAAAATGAATTCTCTTTCTTGGCACGATTATCTGTAATGGATGTAAATTATCTTTATTAAAATCACGCATATAAGAAGTGCATATTTTAGAACAAGGCAATATTATTATAAAAGGTTTATCTAAAACTTTCAATCTTTTCATTATCTCTTTTACTTTTGAAAATGGTGGATTCGTTATTATTATTTCGCCAAGATTATTCTCAAAAAAATCAACTTCTTGGTGTATACATTGGAATCCTAATTCTGTTAAATATTCGCCACTTTTTCCATCACCGTAAAATGCTTCCCATATTATTTTATCTTTTGGAATAAGATGTACTATATTTTCCCACGCTGATTTAGGTGTTGAATAATCATCATGTGTTAAAAAAGTTTTTGTATGAAATCCAGCCATTATAATCTATATTTAGATTATATTTTAATAATTTCCTTCTATAAATTTATAATAATTATTTGGAATCTTGGTAAATATTAAAAAGAAATATCGTCCTCTCCACTTCTTAATATTAGATACAACTATTTTTGATAAATATAAACCTTTACTATTTAAATCTTTCAATCTTTTTGGTGTTAATGTTGAAAAACAACTATCATTCGCCAAGAAACAAATACCTTTATTTACTCTAGTAGAATAGTAATCTATTAATAAATAAAAACTATTAACTCTTTTTTTTCCTGTTTCTAATCTAAATGGTGGATTTGAAACTACCCAATCAACAATTTCTGTATAATCTTTATAATCCTTTCCTTCTTCAATCTCACACCAATCTTTTATAATATTATCTGGAAAAGCATTATAAAATGCACCTTCACCTCTAAATGGTTCTAATACTTTATCTCCATCTTCAAATGCTATTTCAGCAATCAATTTTTTACACAGTTCAGCAGGAGTTTGATGAAAATAATAAACTTCGTCTTTCATATAATCTATATTTAGATTTTATTTTTTAGATTTTATTTCTAAAGTATATTCTTTAAATCTCACATGTGAGATTATATATTAAAATTATATACTATTAATTCTTGAATTGGNTTTTTTACAGAACTATATTTTGTATTTACTATATCTACATTAAAACCAGCATTTTCAAAAATCTCTTTATTATTTTCTGTATAATCGTAACTCAATATAAATTTTCCTTTTATTTCCATTATAATTGCCAAGATGTCATCANGAGTTGGATTATCAATATAATTCCAGTTTTTAGTTGGTTTAGAATATGGTGGATCTAAATAAAAAAGTGTGGTTTTTGAATCATATTCAGATATTGTTTTCTTGGCTGGTTCGTTTAAAATTAATGTATTTTCCAATTTATATTTATAATTTATAAAATGTTTTTTTAAATTTACTAATTTTGGAATACCTTCTTTCGTTTTAAATGGACTATAAAAACTTTTTCCAAAAGATAATTTATTCATTAATAGTTTATCTGCCAAGGTTGGCTCTATCTTTTCTTGGATTTTAATGAAATTTTCTTTACAACATTCATTCTTGGTATATTCAATATCAAATTTTTCCAACTCTGCAATCTGTTTATAAATATCTATTAAATTTTTATCTAGATCATTAATAATATTATATTCAGATAATTGTTTGGCAAAATATATAGAACCTCCACCTACAAATGGCTCACAATATGTATTATAATTTACTTTTGAAATATATTTTAAAATAGTTGGTGTTAATTTTGTTTTTCCACCAAGCCTTGACACAATTGGTTTTAACGATATATCCATATATATTAATTTTAGATTTTATTTTAGATTTTATTTTATAAAGTAATAATATATGAATAACCAAGAATACAAAGAATATATACTTAATAAAACAATTTAGATATAAATTTATTATATATATTAAGTATATAGAATGAGCCAAGAACCTTTAGCCGAAATTAAACCAATGAGAGAATACATTAAACGACCAAGAATAAACAAGGTGATTGTCCTACTAGAAAAACAGGATTTATCTCATCTAACCCCAGCAGAACGATATTACGAAGATCACAAACGAAGAGTCTCTAATTATCAAAAGAGTACACCAGATAAACAAGCAGAAAAATGTAAAAAATATATGGATAATATCCGATTGAATCAACCTGAACGATATGAAGCAATTAAAGAACGAACCAAGAAGAATTACTACGAAATAGTTAAACCCAGAAACGCAGCCAAGAAAGCCGCCGAATTAGCAAAATTATCTGAAGAAATCAACGATTTAATTCAAACCTCCAAAATTCTGGAAGTTTAGGAAAACTTTTATAATTAATAATCTTTAGGAATAACTTAAAGATTATTTTCTATATATAAGTATATACTATATGACATCTCTAACAACTTTTCTTAATTTACACAAAACTACTTTAGCAAAAAAAAACGAATCACAAATAACTCATACACGCATTGGAAATAAAGAAAATAAAATATATGGTGGTTCATATTCAATTAAAGATGAAGATGAGGATAAATTTTACGATTTAGTATATAAAGAAATCATACAAAATAATCATATTGAGTACTTAACTGAATATCAGCTCAAAAATAATAAAATATATGTTGATTTAGATTTTCGTTATATAAATGAAATTAATAAAAGACCCAACACTTTGAACCAAGAATGGATAGAGAGTATTATAGGTGTTTATTTAGATAAAATCAAACAAATATTAATTGTAGAACCAAATATTAATATTCCAGTATTTGTATTACAAAAATCCGATGTTAATCAACTACAAGATGGTTCATATACAAAAGATGGACTTCATATTATATTTGGCGTTAAAATGCCTAATAAATTACAACTTAAATTACGAACATTAGTAATGGAAGATGAAATTACAAAGGAAATAATGTCACAGATACCACTAATAAATGATTTTAATGGGATTTTTGATGAAGGATTATCAAAAGGAACAACAAACGCACAAGTATATGGTTGCAGAAAACCACATCACGAAGCATATAAATTACAATATATATTTGATTGTCATGTTGATTCTTGTGATAATGAATGGTGTATTCCTGAACGCAAATTTTCAACAATTACGAAGGAAATATTCTTGGATTTATCAGTTAGAAAAGGAAACCCAATATCATTCAAATTAAATGAATCGTCAAAACAATTAATGAATCCACTCAATGAATTGGAAAAGAAGAAGAGATCAAATAATGAATCTATTATTTTTGATGAAATTAGTGATGATGATATAAATATTTTGTTTAGTCTATTAAAATCTAGCAGAATTGATACATCCTTAACATTCTTTGAAATAGCATGGGCGTTAATTAATACATTTGGAATAGAAAAAACAAAAAAACTTATTCCAGTATTGAATAGTCATTGTCTGCCAAGAAATAATGAAGAAGATATTTCATACGCTCTAGAATGGGTTGATAAACAAGAACCAAAAGATATAACAGCAGAAAAACGATTGACATTGAGTTCAATACATTATTGGGCTAGAGAAGATAGTCCAGAATTATATGCCATTACTTTTAAAAAACACAATAAAATCATCAAAGACCAAGATGCTGATAAATTAATTGATATATTATTAAATACACCTACTGATGTTGCATATGCAAGATTATTTGTTGCTTTATTCGGCAATGACTTCAAATGTATTGATATAAAAAACAAAATGTTTTACCAATTTACCAAGGAGTGCCTATGGATCAAAGATGAAGGCGGAACGCCTTTACGGATGCTATTGAGTGGAGAAATGAAATCTCGTTTTTTTAAAAAAAATATAGAAATAAACGAAAAAATAGCACTTTTAGATGATAATAATATTGATGAAAAAGAAATAAAAAAAGTATTATTAAAAGAACAAAAATTTATTATTGGAATCATGTCAAAATTAGAAAGTACAAGTGATAAAAATAATTTTATTAGAGAAATTGCTGATATTATTAAAGATGCAGATTTTGAAAAAGATATGAATAAACAACAGTTCATTCTACCTTTAAAAAATAAAAAAGTTATTGATATGCAAACTCTTGAAGTTAAAGAACGAACCCAAGAATATAAATTTAACTATGAATGTGATACAAATTATAGAGAATTAACACCTGATGAAACTGCAGATATTAAACAATATTTTAATGATATATTTTGTGGAAAAGAAGACACAGTCCAAGTTGTATTAAATATATTAAAATCAGCAATGACTGGTATGACATTAAGATATATTTATTTTATTACTGGATCTGGTAGAAATGGTAAATCCTTGTTATTTAAATTAATAGATGCAATATTTAAACGAGGAATTGATGTAATCAGTAAAGATATTGTTTTACAAAAAAAAGGAAATACTCACTTGAATACTGAAGTAGAAAAATTAGATAGATGTAGAATTGGTTATATTACCGAATTGAAAGAGGAAGATAAAATGAATGAAACAATGATTAAAGCTATTACTGGCGGAGATGCAATAAATGTTCGTGGTATTTGTAAAACAGATACAACTCTTGTACCAACAGCCAATCTATTTGTTTTAACAAATAAACTACCACAATTTGAAGTAGAAAAAGCAATATGTGATAGAATGATCGTTATACCTTGTTTGAATGAATTTGGTGTTGATAAAAATTTTGAAAATAACATGTTAGAAAAGCGTGAATTGGTATTTTGTTATATAATGAAATATGGTATTATTCAAGATAAATTTGAATTGACCGAAGAAATGAAAGTAGCCAAGAATGAATATGTTGAAGTAAATATTAATGATTATTTGAAAGATTTTATTCAAAGTAATTGTAAAAAAATAGATGAAAATAAAGGAATTAATCGTGATGAGTTTAGAATACGGTATAATGAATATTGTAAGCGATTAGGATATAAACAAGATAAATCCAAGAATCAGACTTTTACAAAAAGTATGAAATTACAAGGAATTAATAATAAGGAGAATAAAAATGCTCCATATGGAACATTTTATTTAGGATTAGAATGGGATTTTTCTTCTAGTGTTGCAGAATTAAATAATGAAATATTGACTGAAGATGATATTGATATTTGAAATTTTTTCTATATACTCATTCAAATATATTTGATATAATATATTTGAAATTAAAATAAGGGGAGTGGCACTCCCCTTATTCACTCCCCTTGGCACTCCCCTTGGTGTTTTTTATAGTTTGTATTCGTTTCTTACTGCTTGTATGCTCTTGTTTTTATATTTTATTTAATAAATATAAATAATAAGGGGACAAGGGGAGTGAAAATAGTGAAATCGTATATATACAGAAATATTTTATTTTTTTTTGATGACGAAAAATATTTATATTCTATGGTTATTGAACGAAAAAAGCACTCCCCTTGTCCCCTTCTCCCCTTATTTTCAAATCCACTCCCCTTATTTAATATAATATAAGTATATATATTTACAACCTTCATTATCCGATAATATATATTATAAAACAACTTAAAGGAATGTTGATATATACTTATATCAGGAGAATGACAACCGAAATAACCGAAATAATTGAAGATATGTCGTCCAATATATTGGGACGAAAAGTTAAGATAAATAATATTGTTCTTTCAGCACTGATTGATGATGATTTTGAGGCAAAGATGACAGCAAAAGATGAACTGATTAAACTAGCAAAAGATGAAAATATGTTATTAAGAGAAAAGTTTGAAAATCAAACGAGAATTAATGCACTAGAAAAAGCAAATTTGGAAAAGGATCTAGAAATAATGAGACTGACACTTTGCATTAGAAAAAATCACATGTTATTTTTTGAAACCGATTTTCAAAAAGAGATGTATGAAATTAATAAAATCAAAGTTAATGCTGAAAAACGAATGGTTATAAGTGATAATATTGATTATTATCAAAAAAATTTAGATGAAGACCAAGAAGAAGCCGATTATATGATACATCATTTTGGAATTGAATTAGCAAAATTATAATCTAACTATATTTTAATGACATCTTCTATTTCTGATAATATAAAAAAGAGAGAAAAAGCTTAAATCAAATATTTAGTAAATTATTAATTTAAAATTTCACTATTTTAAATTAATTGGTAGAAAATTGAAATACTTATCTTAAACAACTACAAAAATATAAATACCAAGTTCTTGGCTTGGGTTCTGCTTTATTAATGAAATAGAAAAAAGATATTTGTCTATCCTTAATTAAAGGCTCTTCCATACTATAAAGCTATATATTATTACTTGGACTCGGTGGAGGTCTTGCTGCTAACTCTATTCGCTCTTCTTCTAGCTCTAATTCTATATTGCGTTTAATATAACAACCACATATACTACATTCACTGCATTTTGATTTACTAGCAATTTTAACTAAACCAACTATTAAACCAACTGAAGAAGTAATGAAAAAAGACCAAAAAACAGCGTTGAAAATACTAGAATCCATATATATATCTTAAACAAAAAAAATAATAGCCACCACATATATATATCACCAAAAAATATTATCTGAAAACCAACCACGACTTCCTATTTTAGATCTATCTTTCTGATGCCGAATTTTATATAATCTACGACGATTGTCAGCGTACTCTTGTCCTCTTTCTTGGATGTAATGTGGATAATCAGAAAATCCAGATGCACCAATACTTGCTATATATTCACCTTCTTTTGTGAAGACATCTATTTTATATTTTTTATAATGGCTTGGTTGTATTACAACACCCAATCGTTTTGCTTGACGAAAACTATATGGTAAAATAGTATACATGATATATTATCATACTATTTTTATTGATTTATTCTAACAATAAAGTTGAACCATTCCAAACAAAACTAACTGCCGAACCTTTTAATAATACATATGTGCTACTTCCATTATATGTAAGTGTTGTTGATGGATTGATTGATGCGTTATAAAAAGTAAATACACCATTCTGTGTTAAAGAAGCGGATAATCCTGTTGTTGTTATTGCAAGAGTAGCAACTGCGGTAATAAAAGTATATCCATATTGTGCTTGTATTAAAGCCAAAGTTGCCGTTCCTACTACAACTTGAAGACTTGCTGGATATAATGGTTGTATAGATGCGGATTGATATGTGTATGGTTGCCTAAAAGGTTGTGTTGTTCCATCTTCCATTATAAAACCTGATTCACTAATAATCATAGAACAAGTATTGGCTGGGTCTATAGTATTTGAACCTACTGCCATATAGTATAATGTTTCACCATAGAAATTTCCTACTTGAACCCCACCACCGACTGTTTTAACTAATGGAAAAGGCGTATGAAGAAATTTTTGAGGAGGAGGATATGTATTTCCACTAAAATCATAGTATGCGATATATGGTTTATTAGCAACAATACTATAACTCGGATCACCTAACACAGTCCCAAATCTACTTTTGAAAAAATTAGGAGGATTAGGAGTATCGTTTAGTGTATAAACATTCAAACTTATAGAACAAGTTGTTAGTAAAGAAGTAAAACAAACATACATCTGTTTTATAGAATTACTACTATACGAAATAGAAGGACTTGTAATAG